AAATATGGCAGTTGCAAATGGTAAAGCGTATTGGGCGAGTGTCACAGTTCCCAATACCACTTTTGAACCAGTCTACACAGTAGACCTAGTAATTAGTGATGAAGACGCTCAAGACTTTCAAGCTAGAGGAATTAAAGTTAAGGACTTTAGTATGAAAGATGAAGATGGTTCACCTCAATATATAGGTAAAGCTGTCACCATAAAAAGAAAAGTAAATGGAAAGAACGGACCCCGTACTGCTCCAAAACTTTTTAATAAATCTAAAGAGCCTATGGACGTAACAGTCGGTAATGGTTCTGAAGTTAGAGTTCAATACAATGAATTTGCTTGGGAATACGCAGGTAAATCGGGTGTGAGCTTAGACTTTCAGGCTATGCAGGTTCTTGATTTAGTAGCTATGAAGTCACAAGATGGAGACGAATTGAACCCATTTGGTGACGGGGAGGAGTTTTAAATGACAGAAGAAAATACAGTCATAGAAGGCTCTGACAAACCATTCATAACTATAGATGACGTACAAGTCTTTGTAGAAGATTTACCTGAAGAAGGTCAACAAATCTTTGGAAGACTGCAACGATTAAACCAGAAGAAAGCGAATGTAACTCTTGATTTAGAAGAGCTACAAGCGGGTATTAATTTCTTCTCCGGGAGAATTGTAGAAATCTATAGTGCGGATGCACCTGAACAATCTAACGATTCTGAAAGCACAGACGAAGACAGTTAGATACTTTAATAACATTGGGCTAGGTCGTCTTTCTGTGCATGAGACACCTAGCCTTTTTTATGCACACTATGAACAATAATCCTACATTTATAAAAATGCATCAGCCCTGCAAAGATTGCGGGAGCAGTGATGCCCTATCAATTAACGAAGATGGTTCTACCAAATGTTTTTCGTGTGGTACGTTTAATCCTAAACCTAATAACAATATTAAGCCTATGACTACAACACAGCCCCCGAAGACATTAGAAACATTTGACAATGGAATCTATGCCCCACTTACGGACAGAGCAATATCAAAAGATACTGCCCTCAAGTATGGGGTAAAGGTTATCTATGATGCTCAAGGGCAAATAGCTCAACACAGATACCCTTATCATATAAACAACGAACAAGCAGGAACCAAAGTCCGCTACATAAAGGATAAACACTTTAAGTTTGAGGGGACCATGTCCGGGTCCGGTTTGTTCGGACAACAACTTTTCAAGGAAGGTGGGAAATATCTCACTATCGTTGAAGGTGAATGCGATGCTATGGCTACTTATGAACTACTCGGTTCTAAGTGGTCCGTAGTGTCCATTAAAAACGGAGCTCAAGGAGCAGTCCGGGACATCAAAGACAACATCGAATACGTTGAAAGCTTTGATAACATTGTTATTTGTTTTGACAATGACAAGCAAGGTAAGGAAGCAGCCCGTAAGGTTGCTAGTATTATAAAACCACGCAAGGCTCGTATCGTTACTATTCCCAATGGTTACAAGGATGCGAATGACATGCTGAGAAAAAACTTACATAGTGAGTTTACGAGGGCATGGTGGGATGCAAAGGTATATACCCCTAGTGGTATTATCCGGGTATCTGATAAGAAGTCTTCTTTTCTTAAACGAGAGAAGAAAGAAAGCGTACCTTACCCTTGGCATGGTCTTAACAAAAAGCTTATAGGGCTCCGACAGGGTGAACTAATGACTCTAACAGGCGGTACGGGCTTGGGTAAGTCATCAGTCACACGAGAGTTAGAGCATTGGCTAATAAATAAAACCAATGATAACGTGGGCATCATAGCCCTTGAAGAAGATTGGCGAAGAACAGTCGATGGTATTTTATCTATTGAAGCTGATGCTCGGCTCTACATTGACGACATCCGGGATGGTTACGAAGAAGGTGATTTAGTACGTATGTTTGATAAGACCTTTAGTTCGGATAGAGTTTTTATTCATGCTCATTTCGGGACTAATGACATCGAAGATATATTTTCTAAACTTCGTTATTTGATTGTCGGTTGTGATTGTCGTTGGGTAGTCGTAGACCACCTACACATGCTTGTATCAGCTACTACGGAAGGCGATGAACGTAGAGCTATTGATTCTATTATGACTAGGTTGCGAAGCTTGGTTGAAGAAACAGGTGCAGGTATTATTCTGGTCTCTCACTTACGTAGAGTATCAGGAGATAAAGGACACGAGAACGGGGTTAGCGTAAGCTTATCTCATCTTCGTGGGTCCAATGCGATTGCCCAACTCTCGGATTGCGTTATCGCCTTAGAACGTAATCAACAATCAGAAGATGAGCTTGAGTCTCGTACAACACGATTAAGGATACTTAAATCTAGGTACACCGGGGACGTTGGTTTAGCCACCGCTTTAGTGTACGATAAAGATACGGGTAGACTATCAGAGTACGAGGACACCGAACTCCTCAATAGTGATTTTACTGATGAGGGGATACCTTTTTAATTATGCAATTAGTTTTTGACATAGAGACTGATGATTTAAAAGCAACAGAAATACATTGTATTGTTGCTATTGATGAAGACGATAAACAATATAGCTTTGATATTATTGATGGTAATATTGAGGAAGGTATAAAGTTTTTATCTACAGCCGATAAACTTATCGGACACAACATTATTGGTTTTGACATCCCGGTAATCAAAAAGTTACATGGTGTTGACCTATGGCATAAAGATAAGGTGCTTGATACCCTAGTGCTTTCAAGGCTTCTTAATCCTGTAAGGGAAAAGGGTCACTCATTGGAAGTCTGGGGTAACAAGCTTGGTGTTTCTAAAGCGACTCCTCCAGAAGACTTTACTACCTATACAAAGGAAACTCTGAAGTATTGTGTGCAGGATGTGGTCTTAAATAAAGTTTTATTTGAGCAGTTAAAGAAAGAATCGTCTGGGTTTTCAATGGAAAGTATTGATATGGAACATCAAGTCACTCAGATATTAAAAGAGCAAGAAGACAATGGCTTCATGTTTGACGAGAAGAAAGCCATGCTGCTTATGGCAGATTTAAACTGTAAGATTAAAGAGACTGTTGAAGAAGTCCATGCGACTTTCAAGCCTAAATGGGTGGATGTTAAATTAGTAACTCCGAAACTAAAGAAGGATGGCACACTAGCTAAGTCTGGTTTAACTGAAGAAGAATACAACGCTCGTATAGGCTCTAAGAACATTAAGCCTTTCATGCGAAAGCAGCTACAAGAATTTAACTTAGGCTCTCGTAAACAGATAGGTGAATATTTAATTGACTTCGGGTGGAAGCCTAAAAGATATACTCCGACTGGTCAACCCATTGTAGATGAGAACACTCTTAAAAAGATAACTCACATTAAGGAAGCAAAACTCATAGCAGACTTCTTACTTTATCAGAAGCGTTTAGCTCAAGTTAAATCTTGGACTGAAGCTGTGACAGAAGATGGTAGAGTTCATGGTGCAGTCATTTCAACGGGAGCTATTACCGGAAGGATGGCTCACAGGAATCCTAACATGGCTCAAGTTCCGGGAGTCTACTCTCCTTTTGGAGAGGAATGCAGGTCTTGTTGGACCGTAGCAGAAGGACACAAGCTAGTAGGTATAGATGCTAGTGGATTAGAATTAAGATTGTTAGCACACTATATGGCTAACGAGGAATACACAAATGAAATTATCAACGGAGACATTCACACCGCTAATCAAAAAGCTGCAGGACTTCAATCAAGAGATAAGGCTAAGACATTCATCTACGCACTCATTTACGGAGCAGGAGATGAGAAGCTTGGTTCAATCGTGCAAGGAAACAGAGAAGATGGTAAACGACTTAGAGAGTCTTTCCTCGATAGTCAGCCTTCATTTAAAGCTCTTAGAGATAGAGTTAACCGAGCAGCTACAAAAGGTTACCTCAAAGGATTAGATGGTCGTAAGATATGGCTAAGACATAAGCATGCTGCGTTGAATACTTTACTTCAAGGCGGTGGTGCAATTACTATGAAAAAGGCATTGATTATCTTTGATGACCTGTTAAGATTACAGGCTATACCTGCTAAAATCGTAGGCAACATACACGATGAATGGCAAGTAGAAGTCCCAGAAAAACAAGCTGAACACGTAGGAGCTCTAGCAGTTAGATGTATAGAACAAGCATCTAAAGAATATAATTTAAGATGTCCCCTTACCGGGGAGTATAAGATAGGAGAAAATTGGAGTGACACACACTAAAAAAAGAGCAACGTCTACTATTAATTTTGGATATACATTTAATCAAGAAACTGGTTTGTTAGATGGAATAGACACAGAACTAAAAGAATTAAAATATGTTGAAAATGAAATACTTAAAAACAATATGTCTTTAAGAAAAGCTTGTACACATTTAAAAGAAAAAACTAAAAGACATTTATCGGCTGCCGGTTTAAAAAAACATATGGATAAAAAATATGGAGCAGGGGAGTGGTTATCAAAAGTAAAAGGAGAAATATATATTATTTCTAATCCTGCTTGGAAAGGTTGGATTAAAATTGGTACAACTCTGGATGCCACTAACAGATTATCTCAATTTCAAGCAGCTTGTCCATTAAAAGATTTTAAACTTGTAAAATTTATTACAGTACAAAATAAATTAAAAGCTGAAAGAAAAGTACTAGAATTTATGAAATTTTTTGCAGAAGATAATAATGGAGAATGGATAAAAATACACACCGATAAAGCCATAGAAATTTTAAATACGTACAAAGAAAAATATGAAACCTGAAATAAAAGACAGAAAGAAATTTGACCTTGATTTAACCTATGGAGAAATCCGGGAAGAAAAGATAGCAGCAATGCTAACAGACAAAAAGGTAGAAGTTAAATCTGAACGAGACATCTGGCAAAACACCGGTAACATTTGTATA